AAGTTTATGTTGGTTCTGGATATAGAGCATTCGCTAATTCTCTAAACAGAATATTTGATACTATTGAAGTTGAATACGTACCACCTAAATTTTACTAATGAATAGAACTCAAAATAAAGAAAATTATTACTACTTCTTTTGGATAGTAGCAATGGTTGCTTTTATTGCTCCTCAAATTGTTGGTGCAATTGCATATCACAGAATAGCAGATTATTTGAGTAATCCAATTCAAGTTGAGGTTATGGATGCCACAAACAATTAAATCATTAAAGACACCCCTTAGATATCCTGGTGGAAAGAGTAGAGCAACTGTAAAGCTTGCACAATTCTTTCCTAATATGGATAAGTATAGAGAGTTTAGGGAACCTTTTCTTGGTGGTGGTTCTGTAGCATTGTATGTTACAAAGATGTTTCCACACTTAGAGATCTGGGTCAATGACTTATATGAACCTTTACACAATTTCTGGTGTGAGCTACAACACAACGGACAGGATCTTGAAGATGCTATTTTGTCTTTGAAGAATCTGCATCCAGATAGAACAACCGCCAGAGAACTATTCAACAAATCAAAAGAAGATGTAAATGACAAAGAAAAATCAAACCTTGCTCGTGCCTGCGCTTTTTATATCGTTAATAAGTGTTCCTTTAGTGGTCTTACTGAGTCTTCCTCGTTCTCCCCACAAGCCTCAGAATCCAATTTCTCCTTTAGAGGAATTGAAAGACTTAGCGAATACTCCAAACTCATTGAAAACTGGACAATAACAAATCTTTCTTATGAGAGAATGTTATCAGATGAGAAAGATGTATTTACATACTTAGATCCTCCTTATGATATTAAGGATAATCTCTATGGTAAGAAGGGTGGTATGCATAAGAGATTTGATCATGATGAGTTTGCTAACTGGTCTGATACATTCTGTGGTCACCAGTTGATCTCATACAACTCTGATCAAATTGTTAAGGATCGTTTCAAGGAGTGGACAGCTGCAGAATTTGCACACACTTACACCATGAGGTCTGTGGGATGCTATAATACAGATCAAGCAAAGAGGAAGGAATTAGTCCTTATGAACTATGAAGTGTGAAGTTAAACTATTCAAAGCAGGAACCGTATTCACTGAAGAAGTGATTGCTAGAGACTATCAGGATGCACGCAAGGTAGCTCTTGCTCGTAATCCTGGTGCTACTGTAGTGGGGGTTACTGCAACCTTTAAGTAAATTTGATGATTAAATTATGGAAGATATGGAAGTATGCATTGGGTAGCTTCTCTGACGAAAAAACTGAACCCTACGACAACTACATTGTTCTGGTACGTTCTGTTATTTTCGTTTCTTATCTCGTTACTAACTGTTTTATTATTAGCGGAGTAATCCGTCACTGGAATAATGTACCAACTGAAAGACTATCTTTATTCAATAAACCAATCCAAGAAAAATATTTTAAATGATGATATTGACGCTGAGAGAAAGTATCCACCATATATCGTTAATAGATGCTTGTCTTCTTTCACTGATACTATTCTATATGTTAACGAATTAAATAAAAATCCCCACCTGCCAAAGAAGATGCAGTATGATTTTTTACTAAATAGTGTGAAACCCAGGAAGCGATTTTCTCCTTGGGCGAAAAAAGATTCTATTGATTATCTTGAGTTAGTAAAAGAGTATTATGGTTATAATGACGATAAAGCTCTACAAGCTCTTAGAATTCTCACCAAGGATCAACTAGATCATATTACAAAAGCATTGAGCAAAGGTGGTAAACATGAGCGGTGAAGTTGAAATTCAATGGCGACAAACCGATATGGTTGAGGTTGTATTGAATGAACCAGATGACTTTCTTAAGGTGAGAGAAACACTAACAAGAATTGGTGTTGCATCACGTAAAGAAAGAAAAATCTATCAGTCCTGTCATATCTTGCATAAGCAAGGAAGATATTTTATTGTACACTTTAAAGAACTTTTTGCCCTTGATGGTAAGAATACTAATCTTTCTTTGAATGATATACAACGTCGTAATAGAATTGTACAACTTTTAGTTGACTGGGGATTAGTTAATATTTCTGCAGAAAGCAAAGAAAAAATTTCTGATTTAGCTCCGTTGAATCAGATTAAAGTTTTATCTTTTAAAGAGAAAGGAGAGTGGACGTTAGAGAGTAAGTATAACATTGGTCGTAAGAAAGAAGATTAATGGAACGATTAGTATTTCATATTTTACAGGACGGTACCGTAGAAGAAACTGTCAGTGGTGTGAAAGGTAGTTCATGTTTGGATCTCACAGAGAAGATAGAAGATGCTCTCGGTGTGGTACAATACAGGAAACAAAAACCAGAATTTTTTCAACAGGAAAATGTCACACTTCAGCACGATCAAAACGAAATTAAAGAGTAAGACTAAACTTGTAGAAGCACTTCAACTTCTTCAGTATGATGTTACTGAGGATGTTATGTTGGAGAATCCTCTAGATCATGAACACAAGCAATGGAAAGTTGATGTTGCTGTTGGTGATGATATTGGATTTCGACTGAACAAGGAAGGTGTATATGAGTTGGTATCTGATATACAAACTTGGAAGCTACCAATTCCACCAAAGAGATTTTTGGAAAAAATTACACAATCTTATGCGAAAGTTTCTGTAGTGGATGCCGTACAACAACAAGGATTCACAGTAGTAACCGAATCTAAAAGTGTAGATAACACTATTGAGATTGTAGCAGAGAAGTGGTAAATAATAGTGTGATGCCTTAGGGGTCACATAAACATACGTCGCTCAAGGAGGACACTACGATGGTAACATTCGATTGGGATACCTATACCCCATACATGTTAGGTTTTGATGATGAAATCAATAGAATCAACAGACTTGCATCTTTCGCATCAGGTGGAACAAATTACCCACCATACAACATTATTTCTGGATCTGATAATAGAACCATACTGGAAGTTGCTCTTGCTGGATTCGCAAAAGAAGATATTGAAGTCGCAACAGAACAAAACATCTTAACAATTAGATCTTATCCTAAAGAAAAAGAATCTGTAAAATATGCTCATAAAGGAATCGCTTCTAGATCCTTTAGTAAGAGTTGGCAGTTAGGTGAAGACATGGAAGTTAAGGATGTGGACTATGAGAATGGTATGCTCACAGTACAGCTACAGAAGATAGTCCCTGAAGGGAAGCAAAAGAAGATTTGGTTCTCAGGAAACAAAGAACTAGAAGGTTCTAAATAAAACATATCGTCGCCGTGAGGAGTCCCTGGCAAAATCCAGGTTGACTCCTCCTTTTTTTCGTGTTATAATAAATTCAAACGCTTATAGCTATGGCAGTATCTATCGTTACGTTAAAGACGGGAGATCGAATCATTACTGAGTTAAAAGAAATCTTTGATGAGGAGGGTGAAGACCGTAAAGGTGTCTGCCTACTCATGGAAGATCCTTACATTTTAAATCTCGATGATGGCACTCCTCAATATCTAACTGAATCACATGGTATGGAATACCAAGTTAGATTTAGTAAATGGAATCCTTACACTCCAGACTGGCAATTCAAAATTCCATATGATAGTGTAATTACCATTAGCACTCCTGAACCAGGATTGCAAAATGCATATGAAAATAAAATTAAAGAAAAGAAAGAAACTCAAACTGTTAATCCAGAGGTATTAAATGACTGAACAAGCACCTACTCAAGAACCTACTCAGATAAAAATGAGAACGAATCATAATGTTCGTATTGTTAACTTAGCTACTGGGGATAACGTTCTTTGTATTTTTGGCGAACTTCGTAATGAAGAGGATGAAAATAAAGTTGTAGGATATAAGATGGTATATCCATTCAAACTTTCTCTTGGGGAAGTTAATACAGAGAATGGTACCATCCCTATTAATTACCAGAGATGGTGTCCTTTCTCTCCAGTAGAAGAGCATCGTCTTGGTGGAGAACATATTATTAGTGTGGTATTCCCTGACAATAATATTCTTGACAATTTTGTCAATAGATTAGGTGAAGTTGGAGTAAAAGAAGACCAAATTTTCTGGGAGGATCCTCAAAATGGAAATAACAGCGAACCTGCTGAAGCTGCATAATGATTGGATTGTTGCTCAGGTAGAACCAGTTGAAGGTGACACTTTACCAGGTGACCCTGATGTTTGGTTAGTTAAACCATATGTGGT